GCGTGGGTCATCGATAACGTGACGCACTGTGTCGGTGCCCGAGGTGTCGTTGAGAGTGGCAAACGAAGCAGGATTCGCAATCAAAAGATCGGGAATACCACCTGCGTTGTAGCACTTCTGCATCAACGTTTCCAACGCGGCAGCAGTCAGCGTTGTGCTGGTGCTGTCAGTGTTGGTTGTGATGAAATCCATCAAGCCACCAGTTGAACGGCGCTTGTTGGCTGAATCATCGTTTTTCTTACCATAAAGGTAAGCCTGCTCACGGGTGATGACGTTCTCAACTGAGCGGCCATACAACTGCTTGGCAAACTCGTCGCTCACGCCATACCGGGTGATCTGCTGCTCTGTACGAGTCATATGGACCGGGGTAGGTCCAAAGATCTGCGTATAGTTTGAGCGGATCGTCCGGTCAGCCGACCGAGCGGTACCCGGATCAGAACCCTCAACGAGTGCAGTACCGAGACACATGATCGTGTCTTCGTGTGCCGCTGTCGTTGCGGGCCATGCTGAACCGTTAGTCCAATCGGCCAAAGTGATAACACCAGTGGTGTTGTTGATAGCAGTAATTCGTTTGACCGCACCGTTAATAACGGCACCCTCTTCTCCAACATTGAGAAGATCGTCTACTTGGAACTTGTAAGAGTCGGCTGCTGAGACTGTAACAGTCGTAGCACCCGCTCCTGCGGCTCCTGTACCTGCGGCCTGTGCACGGGGAAGCAAAAGTTCCTCGTCCATCCATTTGAATTCTGTCTGATCGGTACCAGAACTGGCTAGAAGTTGCCTTCCATCAGTCCCAATACCATTAATAAACGGCGAATCAACAGGCGAAATCATATAAATGAGTTCGTCCATGTTGATCTTAACGCCGACGGCAAGATCATAACTAGTGACGTTGCCTGAGTAGCCTACGATAGCCACAATGTCACGCTCCTAAGTGGTCAAGTGGATTGGTTCTTTTTCCTCCGCAAAATCCGCTCATACTTAGTGCGATTATCGGCAAACTCTTTGACACCTATACGGCTACCGTCACTCTGTAAATACGGTACAAACGATCCATCCCGCCTACGTTCACCAGAAATTCCTTTCTCCCAGACCGGATTGGCCTGAGGAGGAGGAACCTTATTCTTTGTAGATGGCGCAGCCGCAGCCGTTAAGGCTGGCGATTGGAGAATCCGCTTCGCAGTTTCTTCTCCACAATCCTGACAAACCTTGTCGGGATCGTCCGCTATCTGCTGCACACGCTCGTACTGAACGTGGCACTCAGAACATCGATAAACGTATGTAGGCATTACCGGTCAGAAACAACCCGTTGATCTGGGCTATTCCCACCCGCCGCTTCCAGTACCGTGTGGATGAATCGGGCTGCGGAGTCTTCCTTCGGACGACCCGCATCCAACATCTCCCTAAACTCACGGTGACCTGCGTCGTATGGGCTTTCTGTCTGGTGTTCAGGTGGAATTTGATCGGCAGCAAGTTCCCGACGCTGATTCGCTACTAACGTATCAGCCTCAGTATTGTCCGGCTCTGGCTGCGGCGCGGGCTGGGCATCCCTAAGAACACCTAGTTCCTCTGCTTCAGCCCTCAGGAGATCAGTATCTAATTCTCCATCGTAAGCCTTAAACAGCAGTTGACCTGCCTTACTATCCGTATCAATACCGGCCTTCAGAAACGCCATCTCGCGTTTCATAGTGTCAAGTTCCTGCGAAGCCTTCCGACCACGGTCGGCTGCCTCACGCAGTTCCTTGATGCCACCGGTTTCCTGTTCGTCTGCCATGATGTCTCTCCTTAACCGAGTCGCACATAGTCGGAGGAAGACTATGCGGGGTGACTTGTTCAACGTCACCGGGCGTCAGCCGGGTCAGTCTCCACTTTCTACTCATCGGGGGCGTGGGCGATCCCAATGGTGTAAGCACTCACCGGCCAAATGAATAGCACACAGCGGCCTACGGCTGTAACTGTAACACAGTCGCAACACTATTGACAAGACTCACAAGATTCTGGATTCTCTAAATCGCACACAGGCAAGTCCGGCCATTCACCGAACATACATTCGTCATCGAACGCATCCATCTCAGCCTCAAATGGATCAGGGCTGTTATCAGTTGGAGCAACCATATTCTGACTAACCCGCCGGGTGGTTAGCAATGAATTCGGCATATGCTTCAGGACTATTCAAAACGATAGTCACACCCGCTGGTTTCTCTTTCTTACCTATTGTCATACTGATCGTGCCGACAAGCGTGCCGATAGCAACCAACAGCGCGGTAACACCCGCTATAAGTTTAGTTAAATTGTTCACCAGTTCTCGTCGTACCAATCATCACACCACTTCCTAGTGCGACAAGCCTGCTCGTTCATATCAGTACGCCACCACAGATCACCTAGTTCCCAACCCATTTCCTCTAGGCGCTGCTGAATCTCTTCGATCTCATCAACCCACTCAGGTTCCCTATCAGCATCGAGTAACAGACTGGCAACTGAATCCTGTAGGTCTTCAAGATCCTCAGACAGATCAGACAGATCCGCTTCGGGAATAGCCTGAATCGCTGCTAATAACTGGGCACTGGTAACAAGATCGCTGGTATCTATAATCTCAATAGCCGCTACCGAACGTTCTAAAGTATCTATGCGACTAGCAACCTGAGCAGCATTCCAAGTCACTACAGCACTGACAGCAATGATCGACCCGACAAGGCCCAAAGTAAGTTTAGATACTTGGACCTTCTTCAATTGGTCAACCACATCGTCAGACATTACGACGCTGCCGATGCCGATCCGTCACCAAACCTAGAGGCGACAACACCCTTGACAAGACTCAACGCAGCCGTAGCACCAGCCAACGCAGCCGCCTTAGCATTACCGATATCCCCACCAACTACAAAGATACCGAGGAACGCCTGAATAAAAGTAGCGGCTACCCGCTCAAGAACATCCTTAGTAAACACTTCGCACCTTCTTTCCAGTCTTCTTAGCGTGTTTCTTCGCAGCAGCCTTACCCTTCTTGGTATAAGCAAACTTCTTCTTACCCACCTTAGGCATTAGCCGCTCCAAATCCTGTAGTCGCCCCGCTGACAATCGCGCCACCACCACCCATAAACCTAGCAGATCGTGTTTCAAGACGCTTAGACAACAAGTCCTCTGCCTCATCATCGAAATCAAACTGACTTCTTAGTCCTTCATCCAATATTCTCATATCAGTTGTTTCATCAATATTTTCTGCGAACAACGCCTCCTGCGACCTGAGAGTATCTAGATTCGCCCAAATCTGTGCAGCACTCAACCCCAACCGATTAATCGCCCCAGCAGACTCCTTGGTTATCGCCTCTGTTTCATCGAACCGGAGCCGCTGCTTAATCCAACCACCCACTTCAGCGGTACCAACCGCGACATCAACCTCAGACCACGTTCCACCCCAGTTATCGTCCGGGTCAAGGAACGTCTTCATCAGGTTCGCTTCGGCTTCCGGCCCGTACCAATCCATATAGGTAGACTTGATCTGCTCAGGCACATTACCCATCACACGCTTCGCTGCTGCCAAACGCTGTGATACTTCAGCCGTCCCTACATTATTGGTGATCAGACTGGTAACCAATCCATCAAAGTCGATGTTCTGACCAGTGACAGCATTCGCTGCCAACTGACCCATCACAAATGTTTCATACTCAATATACTCCGCCGGAGTAAACGGGGTGACATTCTCCATGTCACGCTGTGCGCTAATAGCCGGGAACCGCTGTATAAATGCGTCCGTATCATAGACATCGATAGCGATTCTCGCCAACGGATAATCAGGATCGATTAGTTTACCCTTAGCCCAGTCCCACAAAGACTCTGCAAAGTCCTTCTGAATACCGACTGTCTGCAAAGATGCAACGAAATCAGCGTATTTACTTTCAACGGCTGCCTCGTCATCACGGGTATCAATCGCAGGAACAAGACTTTCAGTCTTGCGACTATCTGGTTGGCCCGGTCCTGACTGCCACCTGTCATCAATACCGTCACCATCAGTATCTACAAAATTACCGATGTGAGTCATGTCTTCGGTCCCGATCCAAGCACCGAATTCATTAGTAGCGGCAGCAGTATCCCCGGTAGGTGCCCCGCTGCGATCGGTATAAGGTATCCCAATAACAGTAGAAGCCCCGCCTGCACGATACTCCGGGTTAAGTGTTGCACGGCCTCCCGTGTCCTGCCCAGACCGATCCATCCCCTTCCAACCCTCTAAACCGGCCTCTGTCCGCAAGAAAAGATTCGGACCAGCAGGCCCATAGTCCAGATCAGGGTTGTAACCACCAACCAAACTACGCATAATCTCTTTAGAAGCATTAGGTAGACGTTCCGCCAACTGTGCTTCTTCTTCAGGCGTGACGATATGACGTTCAGCACTCGGATCAGATGCTAAAGCCTTTTCCCATTCTGCATCATGGGCAGCCTGCAACTGCGCCGGAGTGGTCGCAAGATAACCACTTTTCCAATCGCCCTTATCAAGAAGTTGCTGCTCAATTTCCGACTGGACAATAGCAAGATATTCCTCTTCGGACTCATCCCCCCTAGCCGTAATATCAACCTTAGTGCGCTGACCCTTAAACTTGGGGATAAAGTATTTACCGGTAATAATATCGATAGCCATCAGATCACCCCGAACATTCCAAGCAAAGTAGCCTGAGTCTCAGCCTCATCCTTCTTATACGCACTCGTGTTCAGATACTTCTGATCGGCCATAGCCGCCCTCTTGATGTCCCCATTAGTCGCTAAACGCTGAACACCCGTATCTGCATCTGTTATCACCGAGTTGTCTTTGAAGAAATCGCTAGTCATATCAATCCGACTGACATCCTGTTCCCAAATATCCGCCACCTGTTGCCTCAACGGATCCAGAAACGCAGTCAACGTCATACCATTCCGCTGCCACTTATCCCACTTATCCTGCCCCAAGAACGAATAATGCCCATTCGTGGAAGCAATATCGTAAATGCTTTCCTTAGCCTGAGCAAGAGTCCCCTCACCCATCGCAATCTTGTACGACCAGTCCTTCATATTCCTCTTCATCATGTCCGTGACCGGTAGCAGGTTTCCTTCAGCAAGCGCCAACAAACTGTCGTAGTCGCCTGTAAGCGTCCCAGTCGGCAGTTCTTCAGTAGCGTCATAGTTATCTCTATAAATATGTCGTAGTAACTGAGTCTCAGTAAGCCCACCCTCAAACCCGTGCAAACTCAGATCAGCCAAATTTTCCAACTGCTCTTCTGTATACTGATAGCCGGTTCGCGCAACCAGACCAGCAATATATTCCTTATGTGTTTCTAGATTGTCTTCCCAAGTGGTCAGATCCCGCCACTTGTTTTCTTCGGCGGTTCTCCACGCCTCCGTATGAGTAGACCACCATGTTGTAGATTCAAGTTCTTCTTCAAAGTCGATAAGTGCAAGTTCTTCACTTATCGTATAGTTTGGATCCGATAGTTTCGTAATCCACCTATTGATAAGAGCATCTAGTTCGGGGACGTTAGCCATCCACCGGTTGCTTAGAATACTTGAATAATCTTGGTCAGTTGTAATGTGAACCTTGTCATCCTCATGCCCTTCACTCGCTGGCCTGAAGTGTGGTGGACCGGAAAGATGTGGCATTACTCGGCCTCCCGATGGCCGTAATGCATCGACCCCTCAGCAATCTCAAACAACCGATCCGCTATATCAGCCTTATTAAAACGATTCAAAGGCGCATGTCGCGGACGACGCCGCAACCTACCCACCGGCTCCGCCAACTCAGGAAACTTCGGGTTCAAATGGACACCATACCGGCGAGAATTCTCCTTCGCCCACACACCACCATCCGTATACTCAAGAATCGCAGCAAACCCTCGCGTGAACGGAGTATCACGCAACGTCCCCATAGCATCAGCCAAGCCACGATCCATAATACCGATCCTACGAATCCAGTCCGGGTACACATCAGCACCAACCCGACCCATACCTACCCTCGGTTTGATCTTTCCGCGACTGGCTTCAACAAACCGCAAGAACTTCTCGTTCCACACCTCATCCAAATTGAGATCCCACTGATCCTCCAAAACAGGAGTATCCAGCCCCTCTATAGAATCAGCAAACTCTGATTCAGGTACGTCAGGAACCCCTTCTGGGTATTTAGTGTCCAGCCCCTCTATAGAATCAGCGAATTCTGATTCATCTGCATCTATCATAGGCGGATCTGGGACACCATGAGGCATATAACCCATTAGAACCTCGCTCGATTAGTACGCGGAGCGCCGACACTATCAATCACATCAAGCAACCTACTGTAATTCATCTGCCCTCTGCCACGCTCACTGATCTTCATACTCTTCGCAACACGATCTTCCTGCTTATCCAACAACTGTTCCACTCCTGCTGCTGGCTCAAACGACAGATTGCTATAAGCCCTATCAGCCATATCCCGCAACGTCGCCGGATCAAACCCGTTACGACCTGCATACCCCTGACCGATAGTATTCGCATACACCACAAGAGCATTATGAACATCGTCCCGTGACATACCAGACATCGGCTTACCTTCAAAGTCCATCAAGAAGTTCGCAACCGCTACGTCCTTGCCGTGACGGGCACGCAACCGTGCCATATGGTCCGGCGAATACGTATAATCCCGAAGGTCGTTCATTTCCTGATCGCTGATAGCACCAACCTTCTGTGCATAGTTGATAAACATATTGCTATCATTTGTAGTATGACCGAACTCAATATGGTCAGCCCAGTCATCCGACCCGCCGTAGAACTCCTTTAGAACCTGTTCCGCAGCAGTCACATCCCCAGCATCACCACCCTCACCCGTCAATACCTCTTGCTCTGCACTGGTTAGATTATCCATAACTTCATTTACGGCATCCAAATAGACATCGCTGCCGGACTTTATTGAAACACCACGATCCGCTAACGCTTGCACGATTCCAGTTCTGGCTTCGTTAATAACATCATTTCGTACTTGAGTCTCCCGTTGCTTACTATCATCAACACGCGACATGCTCTGTATTTCACGAATAGATTCATTCGCCAGTTCCCGGTACAGCAAATGCATATCCGTATTCATACCCATATCGCTTGCAACGGTATAGTTCTCTATCATGTTCCACTGAAGAGACTTCATACCCTCAATCGTGGCGTCATCAAGATAACCCCACTGAGCAGGGGCAATACCATAGCCCTGTTCATCACGCATGTAACCCATTGAATACAAAGTCTGCTGGATCTGAGCGATAATCGGAGAACCCTGACCCGGCTGCTTAGTCCTAGATTCCAAATCTCGCAGATACGGTGTGACAAAATTCGGACCAAAGACTATATTCGGATCTCCTGAAAAGGCATCCCGCAACGTATGTATCGATCCACCCGGTGTCCCGTCATACGACAGTTCATTAAAACCACCGATACTAAACGTCATATCATCATCTGCTGTCCCCCATTGCATCATGTGCGGGGTTGTGCGCGAGTATTCGTTTGCGTAACGAGCGGCTTCTTCACCGATAAAGCCAGCGAATATGTATTCTGCACCTTCAGGAAGAGTCACACCCCACCTGTTCGTGTCATGTAGCAGACTTTTGATAACATCCATTTCCTCAGGTGTAGCCGGTTCGTTCGTACCACCGATCTCATACGGTGTGAACCCTGTATCCAGATTCATGCGACGGAATGCAGCCTCCGCCATCTGCTCCTTAAAGGCCGGTACCTGATCCCAATTTGCAATAAGAAGTTCAGCCAGTTGTGCCTGACCGTCCTCACTACGAAGATTTATTTGATTTACTGACGGTGTTCGTGCAATGAAATCTTGGAGACTTGCATAACTATCCCAATCAATAACACCAGCACCGTTACCAAGCATAAAATTAACCCACTTATCACCAGCGGATTCCATCGTATGCCCATCCCAATAGAAACGATTCATATCCTCGTCAGTCGCAGCAGTCCCTTCTGCGTCCGTGAACATGGGTTCTTCAGTAGTCTCTTCAGGTGCGTCCTCTTCCCCTTGCATCCAATCAGGAATAACATCTGGATGGATACCCCCTAAAGCAAGTAACGCATTAGCCGCACCGAACATCCCAAGTTCCGCAGAACGCGAAAAGCGACCATGCACCATCGGTACTCCAACCCCACCCCCAACCCGTGCCCTACCCGGCTGCTCTCGGATTCGCATCCGGGCTGCTGCTCTCTCTTGGGCGCGCCGGGTCATAGTGCCTGAAGGTTTAATCCCTAAAGGATCAGTGATGCTTCCACCCGTCGGCTTGAAGTTAGCGTCATACCGGACAGTGCGCTGCAACCGGTTAGCAGGCAGTATCCGACGCAGCCCCGGTGTCGCTGTTATCGCACGCGACCCTACCGATCTTGCAGCCCCAAGCCGACCAAGAGCCGCCCGTCCAGCACGGGCCGCAAGCCCTATCCCAGTCCGTGCAGTACGGAAACCGGGTACTGCCATCGCTGCCTCAAACGCCAACATGCCCGGATGAGGAGCATCACCCAAATCAGAAAGTTCTTCCTCAGTCGGCAAAGACACAAAAGTTTCAAAGGCATCCTGCACCCGTTGAGACTGAGAATCCAACCACTCTTCCTGCTCTTCAAACGACATCTGACCAAGATCGACAGTGATATTGAACTCAGACGCAAAGAACTGTTCAACAGCCTCAATAAATTCAGGGCTATCTGTCTCAGCCACCTTAGACCTCAATCAATCCAGCATTGAACTTGGCGATCCAAGTATCGCCCAACGTAGGCAAGAATACACTATAATATAGTTCGTTTAAATACGGTCGGCCATACACATAATCTGTAAGCGTTTCAAACGCACCTATCCGCAACTGATCCCGCTGCTGCTGCGCTGACCTACCAGTCGCACCTTCCAACCTACGGATACCCTCAACAAACCCGGTCATCATCGTCGCCATCAACAGAATCTCAGCCTTATACGGGCCATCCGGCACAAGTTCCGGGTTAGCGACAAGAACCTTCAACTCTTCCAGAGTCCTAGCACGCCGTTCACGAGCCTCACCACTCTGGAACTGCTTCATAAATATGGGATTACTAACCAAGAACATTTCCTGATCCATGTCCCACTGCTTCTCAATAAGTTCTGTAGGCTGATTGTTTGCCTTAGCGGTAAACAAATCTGTCAGATACTTGCTGCGTACTTTGAAATACTTATGTTGTGCCGCGTCTGCATATATGTTCTCCAAGATTCCTCTTGGTGCGACCCCATGACGCAACCCAAGCGCCAACTGCCGACTATGAGCCTCAGCAGAATATTCGTCTACGACATCCTCCCCGAACGTACGGGGCATAAAGAACGCACCCGCATACTTATAGGTACTAAGGAACGGCTCATTGCCTACAATCCATTTATTCGCAATCTGGGTACTCTCCATCACAGCAAACGGCACCTTGTCCGTCTTCGCAACCATGAACGGCGAATACTGATACGGATCAAACACCCCTTCTTCAGCCTTGATCTTGTCTACCCACGTACGGTATGCCTCTTCCCAACTGATACCTGAACTCAACAACTCGTAAAATTCTTCGTTCCACTCCCAGCCCTTAGACTGGATAAGGTTCGTGTCCTTACCAGTACCGGGTCCAAGCCACCATGTGAACGTCTGGAACCACAGATAATGCCGTGCTTCCTGCGCGATCTGCTCCATCAATTCTTCCATAAACAACTCAGGATTAGCCTGCTGTGCGATCTCTTCCTCTGTCGGCAGGTCGCCACGAAGCGCCATCGACTTAATCACATCACTCTGAGCCTTGATAACACGATCCGGTTCCATACCCAACTGGGCAAACATCGCAACAGTTGGCTTCACAATGATCGACGGAACAGCCGAAGTCCAGAACTGATGCAAAGTCGAATCCGGTGTCCAACGTCCACCAACCATATTCTTTTCAAACATCGGCCTGATCGACGCATCCCTATTACCAATCGCGTTGATCGGTACCGACAAGATCGGACCAAGACCCATCTGCCCCATTGTCTCCAAGTCGTAACCCGGAATGACATGGATATTCATAGCCTTCGGCGCCATCAACGCCCGAGACAACCCACCCAACGGGCCACCAAGGAACTTGCCGACAATCGGGAAATCGTTTGCGATCTCTACCATATGGTTTGTCAACATCTCATTACCGGGAATCAACAACCACTGCGTACCGTTAGCATCCTCCTGCACAAACCCCATGTGTTCTGCCGAATTCATTGTGAGATTCAGACGGCGCATCATCAACGGATTATGGGCCATACCCCGCCCAAGACGGCGTAGGAACTGGTCCTCTGCGAACCAGAAGGGAACAGCCGTTCGGACCATAGTTTGGAACTGTGACCGGATACGATGGTCATCGATAAACGCGCTAGTCAATGTCATAGCCCGCTTGAGTGCAGCATCAAGATGCAGATCGTCCGCTGCCCGACGCCCCTTAGCCCATTTAAAGAAGGCTTCAAATCCCTTATCGTCCAACTTAGCGAGAGCACTATAAAATTCTCTCTGTGGTTTAGACAAAGCAATAGTACCCAACTCAGGATCGTTCTTCATTGCCAACAGATCCTTGATCGTTTCCTTCGCCCGATAAGGATCCTGATTGTCAACAGCGAAAGCGAATCTTGATATCGGTGTGTCGGGATCCAACCCTGCCATCGGCCAGTCATGCGACAAGAAAGTCTTCAACTCATCTATAACGAACTGTCCATCTTCATCCAACCTACCCAGATGCTTGATCCGCTCAACAGCCGCAGGCTTATGCCAGTGCATCTGCCTGATATCTTTCGTCTGCTTCCAAGCCTTCACCAGATAATGCAGGAACAAAGGCTCACGGACCATCCCCCCGATCATCGGGTTCACAATCCCATCAAACCAATTCCGAACAAGGTTCATCCACGCACCGCTAGGCTCCGCCACAGCAGACGAATACCCTGTCATCTGCTTAGGTGCCTTAGACCACCAATTAGCCCCCCCCGTATGATTAATAACATTCTCTAGGCTAATCTTGTCGTCCCTCAATATTTCCATTAGCCACGGCCCGAACGCTTCCGGCTCTCCGCCACGCGATACATTTGTCAACCAATGCAACATCTCCGTTCCATTGATATGCCCCATTTCTTCAATGAAATCAAAGAGATCGTCACCCGTGGCGAACTGCTCCGTAACCAACTCCCACTCATCATCGTTATACCAACTAGTCTCAATCTCTGTGCCTTCACGAACAACCGCATTAGGACGTTCGCCCGCACGATGCTTATAAATAGACAGCCGCTTTTGTACCGGCTTACCACTAGCCATCGGAACCTCTTTCCAATCAGCAGGGTATGCAAGAGTATGAGCGCCAATACCGAACACCGTATTGTTCTTCAGCCCGCCCTCACCAAACGCTGCTGCCGGTGCTAGCCCCTGTGGCCCATAGCCGTAATAGATCGCACCGAATGTGTCACGATCATCCGTCAACACACCGTTATTACTTGGCCCTGCTATGTTGCCTCTTGTTGTTTCATCCATATTGGCGACACCGCCACGACTGTTAAAGAACTCATCACCGCTGACATCGCGTGTCCTCAACCGGCTCAAACCAAGCGATTCACGAGATACACCACGCTGACGGGCCACTGTCTCAATCAACGCCTCACCAATCGCATGGGCTACACGACCATCAGTAGACCCTGTAACCAATGGGAAATGGCTTACCTGTGCACTAGCCCAATGGGCTGCAAGTTGCATATACGAAGTCGCTGTCCCGCCTACATTCGGGATAGTCGCAGCAGGATTCAACAACAGACGAGCATGCTCCGCTGCCGGTCCCGTAACACCCAACCGGTCTAGTTTGTCCTGCAACGACCTTAAGAAGAAATCACGAAACTCTGTTGCCTGATCTGCATACTTGTTCGTAATCGGCATTATTACTTCAGTAACATCTTCTGCCAATTCAATAGGAATCATCGGAACGTAATAACGGAGCATGTCATCAGGGATAGGATGTGTAAGTTCTGGTGCTAGACGATCTGTACCTATATGAGCGCGGGCCATACTGTGCGCCATCGACTGCTGTTCCGGGGTTGCCTGTTCTGATATGAGCGCCTGTCGGGCACGCTCTACGATCAAACCAAAGTCGTCTGTTAGGTATGCGGGATCGACACCGTTGGAAAGCATCGCTGCGACCTGCCGGTCGATATCAGTTCGGGGTATGTCGGCTGGTGGGATAGCACCGGCAGGGGGGACGGCACCGGTCGGGGGAACAGCATCCGTAGGAGTAGGTACACCCTTACGGTCACGCAACTCTGTCAACAGTTCAGGAAACTTCTCCCTCCAAAACGAATCCCCTACCGGATGGACAATCTCACCAGATTCAGCCAAAGCATTCCTGAACCTTGGTACCTGCTCCCACTTAGCCTCAAGAATCTCACGCATAATATCCACATTGGCATCTATCTCTTTCATTTCTCTTGGGATAACAAGACCCTGTTCTCTGGCCTTCTCTAACGCCCTCTTACCGCTTACCTCCTCAAACCCTGCTACAAATCTGCCTGTCTTATGGGCATGATAGGCACCCTCAGCAGTAAGGAATTCGACACCCTTATAAGTGAACGGAGCCTCTGCCCAGTTGGACAGAATCACATTCTGGTTGCTTTGACCGTGGACGATTGTTTGACCAGCGGCATTAGTTACAACGGCACCAGTAGGAGCAACATCAGCAGCAGCAGGAGGACTCAACGCATCCCTCAAAAACTCCGCAGCCTCATCCCCCGCCTGAGGAGTACGCGGACCCGCAACATTCAAGACCCGAACATTGTTATCCGTCATCCACTGCAACAACTCTTCCTTCGACGGATTAACAATAAACGGCTTACCGGCCTTCTTTACTTCCCGGCGTGTCGCTATGAAACCAGCCTTATCAGGATGTGGAGTCTTATCAGTATGCCCAATCCAAATAGTTCCGTCACCTTCAGTAGCATTTGATCCTGTACGGCCCGCCCAACCACGGCTCTCATGTTCGACCATACCGAACTTCGCTCCGAAGTCAGGATCATTTGTCTCTCTAGTACCCGTATCATCGAATCGGCGGAACCCGGCGGGCATAGTCCCACCAGTTTCAAGACCTAGTTCCTGTCCGACACGCAGCCCTGCGGTATCGACACCTGATTGTCCACCAGAAATAATTTTAACAACAGGCGGTGCTGCACCAGCAGCAGCAGGAGCATCTTCTACCAACTCATAAGTAATCTGACGCTGCTCACTAAACTTCTTACCTTCAGTCCAATTCTCAGCAGCAGCCGCAGCGTCATAACCCTCAACTCTGGCCCACTCTTCCGGCGTAACATCCCCAGCCAAACGCTTCTCAGTCACACGCACATGAATCGGTACAGGCTTCGTCGCATCCCCACTGGTAAACCCGATAATGTCCCCGACCTCTACATCCTCCAACTGACCAGACCGGATTGTTCTAGTTGTCGCCGTTCGCTCACCAGCATTAATAGCATCAAAGGTATTAGTAGATGTAATACCCGCAGCAGCAGGCAACGCCCCTTCTTCCCCGTACTTGTATTTCATTGCTAAATGTTTCTTCGGAGTGACAGCAGCAGGAGCAGCACCCGCCGGAGGAGTAGCAAACGGATCAACACCAGTAGTCGCAGACGGAGTAGGCCGCCCACTCTCCGGCGGACGAAGCAAATCCTCCCAAATATGCCGCGTATGCGCCGGAACCATATCCAACACATCATCAACAGCGTCATTCCACGCCGCATCACCATGCAAAAATCCCTCTCGCAACCTCGCCTTAGCCCTCGGAGCCTGCTTATCCAGAAGCATCAACACAGTCTGTGTAGCAGACTTCGGTTCTACAGCAGGCTCCGCAGCAACATACTGTTCGCCCCTCGCCGTGCCCTTCTTATAGGCACGCAACACAGTCTGATCCCCCTCAACACCTTCCTTGACATCATGGCCCGCATCTACCAATTCATTTCGCGCACGCTCGTAATGGCCCCGCTGCTTAACACCCTCAGGGATAATGCCCGGATTACCAAACGTGGCCTGATTATCGATCTTGATATCACGATGCATCGCTTCTCGCATCGCACCCGCCGTACCCCTACCCATTGCGGGGTCGGTACTTACGGCTGATTTCACATCAGGAGCAACCTCTTCGACATGGATCAAAACAACAGCATCAGCGTCTTCTCTGGGGATCTTATTAACCGGAACATTCTTACGAGAATGCGGGTCAGAGGTTCGCCATTCAAACTGTCTACCCGGACCCAAATTTCCTATATTCGTATACCCCTGCTGACCAGATCCGATTGTGCGCTGTTCAAGTGCTATAAGAATATCTGAACCTTTATCTGAGAAAACAAAGTCAGCAGGATCAATAGCATCAAATAGTTCGTCACCGGGGCTGATGACCTGAACGCTCTTGACTTCCACTACAACAACATTGCCTTCGCTAAAACCAGCCGTCTGTCTTGTCACATAACCGGGTCCAATAAATGGATCCAAACCTTCGTCCATCCCTGCGACAGTTGTTGCACCAGCAGGGGAAGTCGGATCTGCGACATAATCTGTCTGTTTCCCAACATTGACCCGCAAAGCGATAGTTTCACCCCGCACCGGCAAACGAGCAACACCTTCTCCCTCAACCAAGTTCAACCGTTTAGCAATATCAGTTAACGGAACAGCAATACGAGTCCCGCCTCCTTCCGTCAAACGCTTCAACCCACGGCCAGTCAACCCCCCGATAGCCATCGTGGCTTCAGACGGCTGGACTCTCGCCCCTTCACCCATATGGAAAGCCCAAAGCGCGTCTGCTTTCGGATTACGCGCAACTTCTGCACCTGTCCCCGGATCCGCCATCCGGCCTTCCAACATCCTCCGATTACGTATATGCCCAGCGCCCCTAGTTGCCCGCCACGACTCTTTCCCTTCTCCCGGTACGTAATACCGTTCAATCGTGAGATCCTTACCCGCCGCCACCAATTCCTCTGCGATATCTTCAGCCCACCGGTCAACACCGTCAGCGCCGCCAACGCGCACAGTTGAACCATCTGGCAACGACTCCAAAGAAGACCGGATGCGTGTCTGCAATTGGATTTGGGTATGCCTATCCAACCCTCGTGATCGCAAACCTGAAACAACTACGATTACTGGTTCTGCTTCCTCAGACAAATACGCCGTGGTAATCGGTAGTTCTGTCACACCGGTTGGTCCGAATGTCACAGGTTCGCCGGGACTCCCCGGAAGGGTATGTGCAGGTCTGCCTGCATAACCAACAAACTCTCGCTTCTCGTAATCGTTGAGTAAATCAAGTAGACGTTCCGCAGTAACCATTGCCGAACGCTCCACTACGGCAGGCACATGGTGCTGCAATACCCTCGCATATGCTTTAAGCGGTTCGCTGTCTTTTATATGACCAAGCATCTGAGCGATTGCGATAGCCTTATCCATATTGTTTTCGTCGCCAATATTTTCAATAAACGACATCTCCGACGCTGTGTAATCCATCGGCAACTTCATCAGATCCGGCACAGTGTTCCCCACACCCTGCGACTTCATAAGACTTTGCAACCCGTTCTTATCAAAATTGGTATAAACGTCGTAAGCGCCGAGAATGGTTTTCATCTGCTGATCAAGAATCGTCGGCTTAGTCATCATCATACCGGCTAGTTCTATACGCAATTCGTGGTCTGGGTCGATCACAAACTTGCCGCGCTTGTACCCCAGAACCCTCTCAGCCATTTGCTGACGGGTCGGGATACCCCCGCCGTGTCTACGAGTCCATGCTGCCTGCTTCTGGAAAAAGTGTGCTGTCTTCTGAGATGCGAGTTGTCCCAGTTCCATCAGACCACGACCGACTATCCCCAACGGACGCCTCTGCGTGGCTATCAATATTTCATTTCGGGCAGCCATGAACAGTTCTTCTTGTTCATCTGCCGACATAAACGACCATCGCATCTTATTTTGTTCTACAGCCTGTTTTAAAGCCTTAGTCGTGATAGCCATATCACCGACACCCAAAACCTCATTCATAGCACGCTGCACACCGACCATCGGCTTCCAGATAATCGACTGGTGCAACTGCTCATTCAGTTTGGGATCGTCAACTAATTTATGTATATCCTTAACGATCTTACGACCGTACTCATCGTAAACAACTTTTGTATCGCTCGCAGCCTTCGCAAGTTTCTGATGGAAGTAATGCTTCGGGCCTTCACGCAACCACCATGAGAACAACTCTTCGCCACCATTACGAGCCACATACCCCAACCGGAGTAGCACCGCTGGGCGCCAATACCGGGCGAACTGTTTATCAATCCATGAGAGAGGTGTACCCCAACCGATTTTCCTATAAAACGACAGATGCTTCGACAGAACAGCCAACTGTGCATAATCTGGGATCACGTTCAACGCAGACAACTGGCTTTCGTGATGCGCCGAACCCATAATGGCACGCTTCATGGTTACCCCATAAAGACCAACACTGTCTGCATTCGTCATCGAATAATGGGCACCCGCATGCCTGATGAAGCGAGAAACGTATTCCTGCATTTGCTCGCCACCGTGGATAAGCGCACCTGAACGCCCAAGGAAATCCATAAGGAACTGCGTCTGGACTACCCACCGTTGCGCTTCATCACCCGCTATGAAAACACTGAGGTAGCGGTCGATCTGGGTACGAGGCATATGCGCCAACGAACCCATATCAACTAACGCCTTGAACTCTCGTATCGCCGTATCCTTATCGGTGATATCCATATACTTCGTACGAGGAGTGAAAGTGGTAAGTTTCTCAGCCCACTTCGCCGGATAGTAGGCAGCCGCAACAGCCATACTCTCAGTAATCGCCTTCACATGATGCAGCCGGGAAATCTCCGCATTCATGGAACCAATTGGATGCATCTGGTTCCTGTAATAGTTCCGTGCAGCCCTTCCAGCGCCAGAGAACGGCACAGCCATCGCCTGCCGTCGTATCTGCAACTTTCCTTCTGCCCGTGCTGCCTCATCAAACTTGAATCCAGCGTCCTGATACCAGTTGAGCATGGTGGACAAATCGCCATCTTCAAGAATGAGCCGCTTCGCATCAGGCAATACATCTGTTAGATGCTTTTCGATAAGCATGACATCGGCTGTACCCAAACCTGCCTGCTTACCAAGAGCCAATTTATTCTGAGGATTAGGTTCATTATAGATTTTTTGGATTGTTTGCTTATCTACCTGCGCGCCTTCTGACAGTTTGATAACACCTTCGCTAATATCATCAGCAACCCGGTCAATAACATAAGATGTCTGCTTCGTAAGGAACGTAGAGAACATCTGGGCAAGATCTGCTTCAAGTGCATGCTGCGGCAATGCGAAGTCCAACACCTCTCGCATATATTTCTTACCCTTGACCCACCCTGCTCCGAAGGCCGAAATGCGAGGCAACCACATTGCTTCCGGGTTGACACCACCGGCCCGTGTCGCCAACCCAAGTTGACCGCTTGTGCTGCCCAGAAAGTTCCAGTATCCGTCGAAGGTAGACAGATCGGCCATCACCATATTGTCTGTGTCTTTTGCCCGGAACGGATTGTCCATTCCTTTGTGGTAAACGAAATCTATACCGTCTGGGCCGATGAAAACATCACCTGACACAAGATCGTCATCCCACAAATGCTTGAATTCAACCCTGTCGGCATCTACCAATTTTTCTTTCGGAATACCCTGTCCAGCAGGTATGTCTTCAGTGATTCTGACAGGATCTCGTTTGGCTCTTGTTTTGATAATAACCGTGCCACGCTGTCGGGCATGCCAGCGCCTCATATCTTCGATAATGGGATCCAACGATGGGAAATCACGGCTCAACGCCGTCAACGGGGATCTATCCATACCCAGATTTTTCATTGCCAACGCTTCTAGTTCCCACTTCCGAGGTGCAGCATCACCCAACTCAATCCTGAGAGCAGCAACTTCGTCTTGGATTTCGTTGATTTCCCTGAAGGCACGATTGATTCGATCAATCATCCGGTTCTGGGCGCGACCCTGCGCCCGTAGATTCATATTGAGCAAACCCAGATTCTTTAGATTGATACCCCTTCGTTCGTTGAGCCAAGCAGCGACCTGATCGGCATGCTGGCTCATACCCTGAGCAAACGCTGCCCTACCCTTCGCTTCACGTTCAATAAGGGTTACAGCCTTAAACATATCAAGGGCTTGGCGATTACTACCACCACGAAGCCCTGCGCGTGCCCGATTGATAACCTTTGTATAGAACCCACCAACCCATGTGAGAGGATCCAACAGGATCTCTTGGGCCAACGATCCGGTCATCCCAACCGTCTTACCAGCCCACGAATCCCGATCAACCTCTGGCAACCCAAAATTGTGCCTGTTGTAAAGCCGGATAGAATAATTGAATCCATCCAACCGGGCACCATCCAGCGTTTCCATCGCTGCCCGAAAGTCAGGTCTGGTAAGGCGTTGTTCAAACTCGTAATACTTCTGCCGGACCTGTTCTTCACTCTGTCCGGCAGATTCACCTTGGTTAAGGAAGTATTCGTACAACCCCTTAGGATCCGACATATATTGGCGTAGCGCCTCAGTATTCTGAGAACCAATAAGTTCAATCGATTGTCTTATCGACTTATCTGTAAAAGAATCTTCCTCGATCTGCGTTCTATTCCATGCTTGATACCAACGCTTAGCACTAAGAAATGCCGTGTTATCGTCGCCCTCTTCGATATACGCATACGACCGTCCCGTATGGCGGGCAAACCGGTTGAACTTCATCAACCCTTCCCATGCACCACTGGCACCCTTACCGAGAAAAAACCCCACACCACGGAAAGGCATCGCTACCACACCCAAACCCGCACCTAAAGCACTACTCCCGATAACACCCTTATCGACAAGCCATTCCTCTGGGAGCAGAGGAATATCCCAACTTGTTATACGATGAAGCAATCCTTTCTGCTGTTCTTCTTCTGGGCTGTAACCGGCAGCCGTCAACAACTTGCGTGTAGTAGTCGGAAGCATCTCAAATTCCGGCTTCTGCATCTGTGGAGGCAACGACTCAAACCGGCTCCTCAATTCGTTCAAACGCACCTGACCATCTGCAATAAGCAAAGTTTCAAGCATGTCATCATCAGACAGCGTGCTTTGAGCCAACCCCACCAAACCAGCCGAATCCGCTTGGAACCAACGGCCAGCACCAGAATCCATCAACAAGCCGGTACGACGCCCGTAATACTCGCTGTTCAAATCCTCAATATCATTATTATTATAAAACTGCTGCTGCTGGGCGCGTGGCCTCCACCTAGCCATTATTGAACAAACGCCCAGACAACTGTGACGCAGCATTCCGCACGGCAACATCTCCGCTAGCGTCAGCCCACTTACTCAACAACTCTGCTGCCCGCATCTCATTAGAAATAGTGACAGGCGCAGACGTTTGATTAATGCCCTGACCCGGAGCAGTAAGAGGTGTGACCGTATTCGGAAAGTTACTTGCAACATCAACAGGAAGCGCAGGCGCACCACCTTCTGGCATACCCGGAGCAACCGCTGGCGCAAGCCCACCCTCCGTACGCCTATCAGGCAACGGGATACCCGCTTCAGGATCTTGGGCCATAAGATTCTCACCCGTTTCCCCGTAAGCAGCACCAGCCTCCAACCCCGGCGCCTCAGCCGGTAACGTCGCCGTTGCCTTCTTACGTGGCATTACTGTGTCCTCAACGCATCAACGAGTTGTCGCGCATTATCTGGCGAGAACTCATTAGTAGGTGGTGGACCCTGCGGTGCCATACCCTCCGGTCCCACCGCCAAACCGGGTGCCTGCTCAGGAGCCATCGCCATACCTTCTTCCGGCGGAGGCGCTATAGCAGCCTGTTCCTTCCGTATCTCTTCATCTGCCTTTTCGATGGCCTCAAAAATATCAAGACCCTTCTTGCGATGCTTCTCAATCTTAGAGACATACACCACCGGCAACTGACCGGACAAAGCCTGCTGCTGGATGGCAGCCAGAACAGCCTCTTCCAACTGCTCTTCATCGACTCGCCGTCCTTCCATCTCTGCATCATCAATAAATGGATGCTTGGTTCGGAAGGTACGCAAACTGATCCCCTTCATACCCAACAACTGTCCCAACTGGATAGTTGTTGATTGGATGTCTGCACCGGGGATCGAATGCGATACCACATTGTCAAATGTTTCAAAGTGTTCGTCTGGGGTGAACTCAACCTGTCCGAAGTCCCCGGCATAACCTGTATACAAGGAAAACTTCTGGCTACCAAAGTAACCCTTATAAGTAGCAAAGATAGATTCGTTCAGATGCGGGAGGTGAGCCTCCATGATCTCCTGCATCTCCTGAATGCGTGGATCAAGTGCAGCACCCATGAGCGAGTCGATGCCCCGTCCTGTACGCAAAGCCCCGTATGTCTCACCACCAATTTGAGGTACGGTTCCGGTAGAGATCCGTGCATTCCGCTCCAATCGGTCGATTGCAATGTTGGTGGACGGATCAGGTGCCGACCGGAGTTCTCCGATCTGTTCAGCGTCAAGCAGGATGTTTACCTGTCCTTCACGGCCATCTTTCCACTCGCCGCCGACAATCATCGGCACCTGACCCGACCGACCAATAATATAGCGATCAGGGAAGATTGCCTTCTCCTGCGCCATGATCTCCAACGCCATCATCTTTGACATCAAATCAACGATGCCGACTACGTTGGAAATTGATGATGCGATCTTATCAAGCGTGACACGCCCCGGTGTAATCACACACGGGATACCTGCCCGGTTGACGGATCGTGATAGTTCCAATTGTGCCGAATGGGTGGAATGGGCATGTCTATGATAGTCATATCGTGGCCCCATGATTCCGATAACCATGTGGTCTTCATCGACCCATTCGACAATATCCCAGAGTTCTTGGCTTGACCTATCGTCTGGCTGGACTGGCCCACCATTTTCTTCTCGCGCAGCCGGATAATGACTACGCAACCACGCACCAGACTTACCATGTATAAACGCACAATTTGATGGCGGGTCGTAATCTTCATATGCTTTTGGTTCGGGAAACACGCCTAACGGATCACGTACATCAATGCGTGGTAAACCATTATCGAAGTCAGGGGATACTACCAGACAAGATGTGGCATATCCGGCCAGATGCCGGTAAGAGCGACGGATCTTGACTTTATATTTAGAGTTATACCATGTCGCGGCCAACGCCCTGCGTCGGATGTCAGCATATTCGCGTGACCGGACACCCCGTTCCTTCGCTGGGTTGATTGCTGGACAACCAATGAATGGTAATACTGAGGCTGCCCGTTGGGCAACAGCGTCAATGTTTTCGGCAATCAACGCGGGTGTCAACGGTGGAAGGATCGGCTCATCGTCCATCGATGGGATAGGAATAACATAATCGCCGTTATACCGGTCCCGCACATCCAGCATTCGGCTGATTAACGGAGATTGCAACTCTTGCCGATGTCGAACAATGCCAACGATTTCCTCAAAGGTATACATCAAAACACCTTACTAGTGGGCATAGTTGATCCCCACGGTAGTCCCTTAAACTGGAATTGTGAAGCATCTAGATCAAATGATTGCTTACGCTGTCGCCATAGGATCCAAATAAACCAGAATGCCATGACCTGATCCTGACGCAATCGTGTACCCCGTTTCAACGGACGCCACGCTTTCAACTGGCGAATAAACTGATCGACCATATGTTGCGTAGACTTGTCGTCTGCGTACGGAATATCGATCTCACCGCGCATAAACGACAACGCCATCGACGGCACACCGATTGTTTCATCATACTTGTTGACACCCGTCAAGTGTTCCCTCACACGGAATCCGTAACGCTTAGTCATTTCAATCAGTCGTTCATCACGCGACAGTCCCTTCTGGAACACCATCGCCTCAATCACTACATCAGAAACACTCGCCCCATTTCTCATGCACTGCAACACGGCGTCCTCAACAACACCGAGGATCTGTTCGTTACGAGTCAGCCCAGTATCTTCCCGAATGAAAAGAATTTTAAGTTTTCCTTCGTGCGGCGTAGCAGCCACCACACAATTGTTGGAACCGAGAGCAGGATCAAGCCCAATATAGATCGAACAGTTTTCTGGCGGTTCATGGTTCACCGACCGTAATGGATTCAAGCATTTCTGGATAGCCTCCTCAGTGAAGGTAGCCGACAACGAAGACGACGGCTCCTGCATATAGTTACGTGACCAAGCGTCCTCCCCGACCTTGCGGCGGATGCGATCCAGTTTTTCCATTGTGAACATTTCAGGCCACAACGGTTCTGGTTCTTTTGTATCCTGATTTATAATAATCGCCGGAAACTTGATTACCTTTAGAATATCTGAGTCGATCTCCGTCATAACCCGCTCGTAGAAGTCGTCTTCACCGACACGGGTACCATTAATAGTTGTTCGTCCGTTCTCACCGGGGCGGGTCAACCAGTCCTGCCGGAACACTTCAAACATCTGATCAGTCAAATTTAAAGAAACCCGCGACTGAATATCGTCAACATGCAGATGGTCGGTTCGGGTACCGGCGATCTTTGATCTCCACCCCAATGCAACCATCGAATAATCACGCTCATCGTGACGCTGCTTCTTGTACACATCAAAGTAATCGGCACCCCATGTCTGAGCAGTTTTACGTCCAGACTGGTTCTGGGGAACAAATGGACCGAATTTGGCTACATAACGTGGGAATGGACCCTGTGGCTCCATACGGGTACGGATACGACCTAGTACCTTACGGGACATATCCTGCCCCTCAGATCCAACCGTGATACGAAACTCAGGGTTTGTTGCAAGTTTGTAACAAAAGTAATCTTCAGCCAATGTAGTCTTGCCGTGTTCAGGAGGCCATAGGATCAACGTCAAGTTACCCGGCTGGGTGTTCTCATAGGCGTCGATGGCTTGGATATGGAACCACGGAGACATATGATCGAAGTAGTTGCCACGGAACGAGGCGAACGTCCCATCCCACGGCTGTTCACCACGAGTTAAAGCATCTTGGCGTATCGAATCTGCCCGTTCAGCAAAATCGGGGATACGTTGACGCCACTTATCGTATGCCGACCGTGTGACACCAGCGATTCGACAGGCAACTTCAATTTTGCCATGTTCATGCAACGCCTCTAAAAATAGGGTACGGGTAGTTATCCCCTTATCTTTAGCGACATTCCCATATCCGCTCACGAGTGGTCGAACACCGACTTGCCTACCTCTAACCCAATCGTTTCTGAGGCAATAACAACATCGGTACTTTCGATCTTTATCGTATGGGTACCGATCTGATCTAAATCAACATCGACATAATAGATGCCGGTACCGCTACCAGATAAAACTGACAACGTGGCATCCACCCCGCTGGGTTTACGCTGGGTGGCAGTAGCAGTAGTAGCCACCGCCGTTCCCGCAGACTTGAACGTAGCAGTAACCCGCACACGGTCGCCTTTATCGTATACAGCCATTAGACACCTACCAGTAGTTCTAGGGTATGTTGCTGTTCTTCAGCATTTGACGATCCTGTTACATTTGTAACAGAAAGTGCAAGTTCCGGCTGAGGAACCTTACGGATCAGTACCGGCTGGTTCAGTGTCCCCGTACCAGTAACCGCTGCTATAAGGAACTTCTCCTCAAAGGTCGTTGCTGTGACAGTAGCCGCCCCAGTTATATCCCCGGCGATCATAATCGATTGGACATCAGCAGTTACTGCCGCTGTACCCGTTGCTGCACCAGTAAGGAACTGTTCTTGAAGAACTGAAGCAAGAGCAACCGTGCCCGTACCCGATATGGCCCCAGTAAGGAACTTCTCCTCAAATGTCGCCGCCGTAACAGTCGCCGCAGCAGAAATCGAAGCCGTAATACCAGCCTCTTCGATAACCGCCGTTACAACCGTCGTAGCACCAGTAATCGCCGCTGTAATAAACGCTTCTTCTGTTATCGCAGCAGTAGCAGTAGCCGACCCGGTAATCGCCGCAGTAATCTGATGGGTTGCATACGAGTCGCCGCCACGGTACTGATAGTTGACGCTCCGGTACTTCTCGCCCTTCAGGCGGTAACCGGGTTCATATGTTGTTTCGTCAGCGCCGCCGTATTCGTGTTCTAAGGCGTTGTAGTCGGTGGACGACTCGTTGTATTGGATAGCCATTACTCAACCTCAATCCATGAGGTCGTGTCTTCATCCCACAAATAAAATGGCGTTGATCGCACTCCTGCTCCGCCTTCCTCGCCCGGATAGGCAACCGGCGGTTCCCAGCGTCCCAACTCTTCGTTCCATGTAACCCACGATGCGAATGGAGGAGCAGGTTTGACCCACGCCAGCGTGTCTTCATCCCATTCATATCCAAGAACGTAAGCACTGGGCGCTTCCCATTCCGCAGTTGTCGTATTCAAAGTCCAAGATGGGTACGGTTTTGGTGCATGAAAGATGTCGTTTGACGGATCGTAGGTAAACCCGATCCCGGCGTGCCTGCCCCTGAGCGGCGTTCCACCATCCTCATTGCCGTCTTCTCCGTGATGTTTGCCATCCCATGTCCACATGGATGTCTGCACCCAAGTTCCCGAATCAGGAAAGAGGTCGTTCAGGAAATCAATACCGCGTTGTTCAACTTCCACATCATCAATAGTCGTTATCTCGTTGCCGACGATAATAACTTGAAGAACGATGTTGTTTTCGTCTAGTTCAGCGAAGCGTGCCATGTCGTCTCCTACGGCGTCGGGAATCGGATAACTACAACACCCGATCCGCCCGCTGCTCCGCTAAACGGCCCACCAGCACCATTGGTATAAAGGCTGCCCGCACCGCTACCGCCGCTAGTGTTTGCACTGGGAGCGGAAACATTCTGCTGACCAACTACACCAGCAGTTCCCGTAGTACCACCACCGGCACCGCCTGAAAACCCGGAACCCTGTCCACCGCCACCACCACCGTAGGAGATGGCGGAACCGGTGTACGAGTTCGCCTGATCGGTACCCCCGGCTCCTGCTACCCAAGAAGAAGTGCCGTCTCCGCCGTCGCCACCCATGCCGCCGCCGCCACCGCCGAAGTGGTAGTTGGTACCAGCGCCGTAAGTGCTGCCTCCATCGCCACCCTGCGAACCAGTACCGCCAGCCTTTGAAACGGAGGAACTCAAACCGCCACCGCCCCCACCACAACCGGCACTTTCACCGGCCCCGTTGGTGCTTCCATGTCCGCCACCTGTACCGGTGTAAGTCGAACCGCCGTTCACAGCAAACATGCTGTTATTGCCACGCGATCCATTCACGCCGATAGAAGTACCCGGACTGGCACCCCCGTCACCAACAGTTACCGTGTGAGTTCCAACTCCCACAGTTACTCCTGTCGTTGTCAAAGCACCACCACCACCACCGCCACCGGCACCACCGTAAGGACCGTAATAGACGCCGCCAGCCTTAGCGCCAGAACCGCCACCAGCACTCACAAAAATATCAACAGTAGCAGGAGCACCACTAACAACGAAGTTGCCCGTAGAAGTCATCTTGACCCAAGTGTTGCTACCGTCCGTACCCGTGGTGTACGACCCGCTATATGTCCACTCCATCTTGCCAGCACTAGCAGCGAAGAACCCGGCGTTGGCTAGAAGTACCATTACGCCTCTAGAGATCCAATTACATACCAGTCGTTGGTCGCACGCTTAATAAGGGTAGCACCAGCGTAAGCCCCGCCAGCAAGTTTCAAACCGTCCTTCGCCCGCAGAGTCACGCCTGACCCGGCAACGATTGTCGTTTGACCGCCACCCTGTTGGACAACCAGAACCTGTGTGCCCACCGGGAATGCGACCGACGAGTTTGGCGGGACCGTAACTGTGTTAGCGGAACTGTTGTCGGTATCGACCAACCCGTTGGCATCACCTATAGCCAATGTATAAGAGGTACCTGTTTGCGTGTTTATTGAATGCACTGGGGCGTTGATGCCACCAGCAGTTATCGTGCCAGAAACGGTAGGACTGGTCGTCCACGCAGTCGTGGATGCGCCTGTACCGACCAACACCGCGTTAGCAGCAGCATTAGAATCAGTCAAACCAACCTTTGTTTCCAATGCGATAATCGCACCAGAATGATTCGTATGAACAATGTCATGCTCGTACCCGGACGTATCCAGATCCGTAGACGCGCTGGGAGAAGGCTGCTGAGTAGCCGTATCCAATGCTGCGGGGTATGCGGTAGCCATAGTTACTCCTCGATCTCAACCCATGAGGTCGTGTCTTCGTCCCAGTAGTAGTGCGGCGGGTCTGGTGGTGAGCCGGGGTACGGAGTCGGTGGCGTCCACTCATCGTTCGTCCATGTCCACGATGGGAACGGCTGCGGGGGTTGGACCCACGACAGAGTGGGCTCGTCCCAGCCGTAACCGGGGACTCGCGCCACGGGCGGCTCCCAGTCGTTCGTATCCGTGTTCAGAATCCACGATGGGAACGGTCTGGGAGGGCTGAACCGGTCGTTGTCAGCGTCATAGACAGCACCCAATCCGGCGTAGGCGGTACGGATGTTGTCGTTGTAGGAGGTCTGAATCCATGTCCCCGAGTCCGGGTACAGGTCGTTGAGGAAGTCGATGCCCCTCTGTTCCTCTTCCACACCGTCGATGGTGGTGATGTCGTTGTGAACGACGATCACGTTGATGACGGTGTTGGTTTCGTCTAGTTCAGCGAAGTGAGCCATCAGTCCTCCATCAGACAGGAGTGACCCAGCGGATCACCACAATTCCCGAGCCACCATCGGACGAGGAATCTAGGTTGTTGATGCTGTACGCATCCCACATCGCACCACCGCCCCCGCCGCCCCGGTTGGCCGCAGCGTCAATAGACATCCGCTTCACCCCGTAGTTGACGGGCCAGCCGAAGTATGACCCGCCGGTACCGGCTGAGGAATCCCCCGGTGCACCGCTTTTGCCGGTTGGGTTGTACTGGTAGTAGTGACTGCCGCCACCGCCGCCTGCGGCGTAGGTGATGTTGCTGCCGGTCGAATAGTTGTTTGCCAGTCCGGCACCACCGTCACCGCTGTAGCCGGGATCGGAGGTCTGCGCGCCGTCATTCCCGACGGCTCCCTTACCGCCACCACCCCCGCTGGTGTAGCCGACGTTGCCGTAGACGTAGTAGCCCCAGCCGTTACCGCCAGCGTTCCCTTCACCCGATGTACCCGCCGCTCCAGAAGAAGTGCTGTTCCACTGGGTGGGACCAGCACCGCCACCCGAGCCACCAACATTGGGGCCGGCAACAGTCCCGTACTGGGAGTTGTTGCCGCCTAGACCGCCGCCGGTCACCGTGTGGCCGGTGATGGCGGTCCCACCACTCCCGTCGGAACCCCAACTACTGGAACCAGTGGCCGGAGCAGCCCCACCTGCGAACACTGTGACGGTATGGGCCTGAACGGCGAGTGTCTGGCCGGTCAGAACTTTCATGCCCCCCGCACCGCCACCGCCTCCACCAAACATCGATGAGGTGGTGGTCTGGTAGCCGCTGTTGCCCGAGCCACCCCCAGCGACCAGAAGCAGATCGAAGGTCAGGGCGTTCGGGTTGCTGAGGATGGTGAAACTGCCCGACCCGGTGTAGGTCAACGAGGTGTAAATGCCGTGGGTGGTGACGGTCGGGGAACCGGTCGTTGAGTATTCGTAGATCCCGCCACCGGCACTAGCGACGACCCCGTGATCGGCTGGCCGAATAGCCATTACTTCAAAGCGCCGATAAGCGACCAAGTGTCAGTAGCCGTCTTAATAAGCGTCGCAGCGGCGTACTGGCCGTCGATCTCTTTGTTGGAGTCCTTCGACTGGATCGTCACCCCGGACCCTTGGGCCAGCGTGCAGTTAGCCGAGCCGATGTTCTGGACGATGATCTGCGTACCAACATCAAAGGCCACCGACGAGTTCGGAGGAACAGTGAACGTCTGCGCCGAGCCGTTCGATGAGGTGACCAACTTCCCGGCGTCGGCCAGCACGAACGTATAGGTCGTGCCGGTCTGAGCGTTGATCGCCAACGGAGCAACCAAACCGCCAGACACGGTGAGAGTGTCGGTGATGGTGACGTTGCCGTCGGGCACATCAAGCGCCGTCTGGCCGTCGGTGCCGGTGATGGTCAACTTCTCCTCCGACGAGTCCCAGAGGAACGAGTCCCCGGCGGTGTCGGAGTGGAAGGTCACATCGCCGCCTGAACCATCCGAACCAACAGTCAACGTCCCCGAAACAGTCGTGTTGCCACCAATGGTCGGGGTGGTAGTCCACGAAGTAGTAGACGCACCCGAACCAACCAGAACCGCACCATCAACAGCGTTGGAGTCAGTCAACCCCAACTTTGTTTCTAACGCAATCAACGCACCCGAATGGTTAGTGTGAACCGTCGCGTGTTCATACCCGGAAGCATCCAAGTCCGTAGTAGCGGACGGGGACGGCTGTTGGGTGGCGGTGTCAAGCGCACCGGGATATGCAGTAGCCATCTACAAGCCCCAAATCTTGTGTCGTATAGCCATCCCACCCGGAGTCGCTTTCGCCCTCTTGTCGCTGCTCCAAATCGCCCCAGTATCCTCAGAATGAACCCGCTTAAGCCCAGCCCACTCTTGCCTCGATCTTACTTCGTAATCCCCGTAAGTGGATCCGCCACCGTGGGTTTGAAAGTTGGCATTATACTGTGCCGCAGAACGAGTCGCCTGACTAACCTCCAATGGGGTACCGGGAGGTCCAGTCTGCTTCTTACGTTTCTTAGCCATCAGGCGAGCGTAATCGTCACAGCACCGGCAGCAACACTAATAGTGTCACCAGCCAACACAGCCTTCGACGTATCAACCGCCGTATGAAACAACAAGTTCCCGGCAGACGCATGATCCCACACACCGATATGCGTCACCGTGCAAGCAGGCATATTCGTAAACGACTCCGCATCCGTGTTCGCCGTATTACCACCCGTAGCATGACAAGCATCAAACGCACAAGCCTGACGGGCATACGACCCACCAGAAACCTCCGCACCCGAACCAGCATCAGCCGGATCCGCAGTATGCAAAGCCAAATACACCGCCGTCGGCGCCCAATCAGCCGTATCACGCAAGACGTAATCCAGAACCTTCTTCTCCAGATAGTCAGACATCTCAGCCATAAGAAAAAGTCACCCTTCCGTAACACAACACGGTCCCCAAAACAATACACACATGCTACCATCCACGCAACACCCGGTACAGCACCCCCGCCGGACACATAAAACGAGAGTGCCGAACCCCCACCCGGTTACGTTCGCCCGTCAGAAGGGCAACCGCCCCCTGCACAAAGCCAAGAGGCGCAGGGGCAGACCAAACACGGTAGTAGGTCAGGCGGAACCGTGCCACAAACGGACGGAGGGAACCCAAGGGGTGCCTACACCCAAAAAACCGGTGTCCACACACCCCAAAACAAGCCTGACACATATATATAGAAGGTGCCCCCGGTACATCCCCACCCTAAAACACACCGAAACCACGCACCACGCGCAAGCGAAACCAACGCGCGTGGCACGACACCCCAAACCACACCCCCATCTTCCCTTTCCCATGCGGCCTGCTATTCGCAGTCCGCTTCGTGGTGTGAAATGACTAGTAAAGCGGTGTGGGCGTGGGTTTGTGGGGTGGTGGTGGGTGGGATGGTCGTAGGGTGCCTCCGGCGGCCACGGAGTGATCCGTGGACGATCACCACGGAGGGATCCGTGGACGATCCGCAGAGCCAGCACCACGAGCGAACAGGAGTTCGGCCCGACGCAAGGGAAAATGCGGGCGTCGGGCTTGAACACCAGTTCGGTCGGGTACTGTCTCTTTCCTGCCGTGGGTCGGGTTCCTCAGCGGCCGAAGCCTTTGGCTCCGACCACTTCTGAAAGAGATTGCAGTCGGCGCAAGGGAAAGGGAGGGCGCCGAGGTGCAATCCCCGACGACATCGGAGATGTTACTGCTCGCTATCAACCGCATCGGCGTCGTGCAAGGGAGTCGAACAAGTTCGAGTCCATCTTGCCCGAGAGCCGTGAGGTTGATGCTGGTTCAGTGGTGGTCCGTGGATCCTCAAAGTTATGACCGGTCACGGGCAAGAGCAGCGACGCCCGTGTACCGCTCAGAACTTTGATCCACTGGGGGAATGGTGTGGGGCTCGCTCCCCGCCTGTGCA